GAGGTAAAAAAGCGTGGCAAAAGGTCAAGTGCATAAATATAACTGTACTTCCTACCAAAAATCCGCCCTTGAATATCTGAAACCACCGGAAAATATAACAGTATCAGAATGGGCTGATAAATACAGATTGTTGGACTCAAAAGTTACAGCCATTCCGGGTCCATGGAGAACTGACTATGTTCCTTACCTCAAGGACATAATGAATGAGTTTAATAATTATGAAACTGAGGAAATTATATTTGTTAAACCTACACAGGTTGGAGGAACTGAGGCACTTCAAAACATGGTCGGCTATGTAATACAGCAAGATCCAGCACCGACTATGATTGTGTACCCTACTGATAAGCTTGCCGAATCTATATCTGACAACAGATTGAAACCGATGCTTTTATCTACTCCGACTTTGAGGATGAGGTATAAGGAAAGTGAATCCTCAAAGCTGGAATATCAGTTTGAGGGAATGTATTTAAGTCTTGTAGGTTCCAATTCACCGTCAAGTTTAGCAAGTAAGCCAATCAAGTATCTTTTTCTTGATGAGGTTGACAAGTATCCCGGGGCTTCAAAAAGAGAAGCTGATCCAATATCGCTTGCTAGAGAAAGAACAAAGACTTTTCATAACAGTAAAGTTTTTATAACAAGCACACCGACATTAAAGACAGGACATATATGGCAAGCTAAAGACAATGCGGATATCGAAAAGCATTACTTTGTACCATGTCCGCATTGTCATGAATATATAGAGTTGGTATTGAAGCAAATAAAATTCCCGGATGAGGAGGGCATGAGTTATGCAGACAGAGCGGAAGAAGCGGTATATGTTTGTCAAAAATGCGGATGCATCATAACGGACTACGACAAGCCTAAAATGCTTGAGGGCGGAGAGTGGAGAACTGTAAGGCAAAACACCAAGTATTCAAGGAGAGTCGCTTTTTGGATGAATACTTTATATAGTCCTTTTGTAAGATTTTCACAAATAGCAAAAGAATTTCTATTTTCACATAAGGACCCTGACAGGCTGCAAAACTTCACAAACTCATGGCTTGCAGAAGCTTGGGAAGATACAAAGTTAAAAACTAGTGCAGATTTAGTGAGAGATAGGCAAACAAATCTGGATCCACTTATAGTACCTGACTGGGCTAAGCTATTAACCGCAGGGGTGGATGTACAAGAAACATCAGTTTACTACTCTATAAGGGCTTGGGGGGATTATCTTACAAGTCAAAATATAGCACATGGACAATTGCATAACTGGGCGGAAGTAGAAAAAGTAATGAATAGGGAATATAAGAAAGCTGATGGAAGCGGTTATTTAGTTTCCCTTGCATTGATAGACTCAGGAAATGACACTGATTCAGTATATGAATTTTGTGCTAACAATGAAGAATGGGCATTGCCGGTCAAGGGCTCATCTACTCAATTTCAAGGAGCATATTATCGTATATCAGTAGTAAATAAGGCTTATTCGAATGCTCAAGGCATGCGGCTTGTCTTAATAGATACTGATAAATACAAAGATTCTATAGCTGGCAGGATGAAAAGAGAAAATGGCACAGGTGCATGGATGGTTCACAATGATATAGATGATATATATGCTGAGCAGGTGACAGCTGAGCATAAGGTTAGTGCGAAAAGTGCAAATGGTAAAGTAACAAGTAAATGGGTAGTTAAAAGCAGTCATGCCGACAATCATTATCTTGATACTGAAGTATATGCTTTTGCGGCAGCAGATTTAATGCAGGTAAGAACATTGCATTTAGACAATCCAAACACTGAAAAAGAAGTTGAACAACCTGTACAGAAAGTAAAAAACACAGAAGAAGATTGGATTAAAGCTAATAATGATTGGATATAGGGAGGAGCAATGTCGGCGACCAAAGTAGAAAGACTTAAAGAAATAGATGAAGCAATATCAACAATATTAAAAGGTGGGCAGAGCTACAGGATTGGTTCCAGGTCACTAACAAGGGCGGATTTAAATACGCTTAGGAATTTAAGAAAAGAGTTACTTGCTGAAAGTGATACAGTAAGTGACTTGTTTGACAATGCTTTTGTAGCCTTTTTTGATAGGAGGTAAATATGAGATGGTTAGATAATCTCATAGCCGGAATATTTCCCGGTCTTGCCTATAAACGTGAGGCTTACAGGTTAGGGCTTAAGGAACTAAGAGAAGCTTATGACGGAGGAGATAGTAGCAGGCTAAACAGGTCGTGGAACGCAAGCAATGTATCATCACAACTAACTGATACTTGGTCAAGAGACACGGTAAGAGCAAGAGCAAGGGACCTTGAAAGAAACTCTGACATGATGAACTCAGTTGTCAGTGCTTATAATAGAAATGTTGTAGGAGAGGGTTTTACTTTGCAGGCTAGAACTTCTAACGAGACACTTAACGAGCAAATAGAGGAACTGTGGCGGCTATGGGTAAAAAGAAAAAACTGTGATTTGACTAAAACACAGAATTTTAATCAAATTCTTAGAATGGCAGAACGGAGAAAGAGGGTTGATGGTGGTGTACTGATATATAAATGCTATACAGATGGAGGAATACTGCCATTTAAGCTTCAATGTCTTGAAGTTGATGAACTTGCTAGGGATCAAGTGGCACCGCAATATAAAGATAACAAGGTCATAGATGGAGTAGAAGTCAATCAAAATGCTACACCGGTAGGATACTGGATTAGACAGTATAGCCTTGATGGTTTTACAGAAAATAAAGCTAAATTTGTGCGAGCAACTGACATGATTTATATTTTCAGTAAAAACAGACCTTCACAGATAAGGGAAATGTCAGACATGAGCCCTACAATCTCAAGGATAAGGGATGTTCAAGAGTTTATGACCGCTGTATCAGTCAAGGAGCGAATAGCGGCTTGCTTGTCAGTATTCATAAAAAAGAACAACCCGACGGGACTTGGAAGAACTTCGCAAGTATCAAATGATAATTTGGACGGATATAACGGAAAAAGATTATCACCCGGAATAATTCAATACTTGGATCATGGGGATGATGTTTATACGGTCAATCCTAACGGTCAAGCGTCGGATGCCACTCAATTTGTTAAATTGCAGCAGCAACTTATGGGAGCGGGTCAAGGGCTTAGCTATGAAGCTACAACAAGAGACATGAGTCAAACGAACTATTCATCTGCAAGACAAGGGCTTATAGAAGACAATCTTACTTATGCAGAGGATAGGGAGCTTATAGAAGAGATTATGGATGAAGTATATGAAACTTTCATAATCTCGGCAGTCCTTGCAGGAAAACTTAAAATAAGGGATTTTTGGGAAAATAAGGACTCTTACTTTAAGCATGAGTGGATACATGCTCCAAAACGTTGGATTGACCCTGCAAAAGAAGCTAATGCAATCATGGTAGGCTTAAGGTCGGGTCAAAGAACTTTCCAGCAAATAGCAGCTGAAAACGGCAGGGATTGGAAAGAGCAAATTGATGATATGGCAGCTGTTATTAGATACGGAGAGGAAAATGGAATTGATTTGAAAGGAATAATTTATGGACAAAAAGAAGAGTATACAGCGGTTGAGTAGCAATAAATTACAAAGAGAACTGCCTGTAAATTCCATACGAGCCTTGGGTGGTGAAGGTAATGAAAGAAAAGTTGAGATAAGCTTTTCATCCGAAGAACCATATGCAAGATGGTATGATGCCACTGAAATATTAGAACACTCCGAAAATTCAGTTGACCTAAAAAGGCTGAATGACATCGGAGTTTTATTATTTAATCATCAAAGGAATTTGGTGATAGGAAAAATCATAAAAGCATGGGTTGAAAATGAGCGAGGATATGCAGTTGTTGAATTTGACGATGATGAGGAAAGTAACAAGATATTCGAGAAAGTCAAATCAGGAACACTTAAGGGCGTGTCTGTAGGTTATGTAGTCAATTCATGGGAAGAAGTTGCAGTAAATAAAAAAAGCAGTGATGGAAGATTTACCGGACCTTGCTATATAGCTAAAAGCTGGGAACCTTATGAGATTTCAATAGTTTCCATTCCGGCTGATCCGGGCGTAGGTATAGGCAGGGAGTTAGGACAAGGTGGAGAAGTTAATGAGTTAAAAAGTAGCCTGCTCTATCTTTATGAGAAGCAGTTACAAATAAACAAAAATAATCTTGCAAAGGAGAT